ATCTAAAATCGCATTTTCTTTTGTTCTTAGCATTTCTATATATTCAGCGTAAGCATATAGCTCATAGGCATAGAACGCACAGTCGCTGTTCGATAAGGAGCTAAGGTCTTGTCTCCTGAAGTTTAACGCTTCTGGAACTTCTTTTCTAGGCTCGCTGCTATGCACATACTTGGAGTTAATCCAAGAGTCTATAGCCTCTACAAACTCAAGTAATTTTTCTTCTCCAGTCATCCCAGTCCTCGTCGTAATTGAATTCTACTAGTCTTATTTCGTTTAGGTTGCACCATTCTTTTTTGTCTCTGTCTCTGGCCTGAGCCTTAAAAAACGATAGCTTATCTTTGAAGAAAAACTTATTAAACTTGAAGTGCTGTTCACCATGAACTTCTACCATCAGGTTTCTGTTCGGTATAAAAAAATCTGCACGAAGCACACCTCTTCTTACGCCATTGTTAGTCCCGACTAGCGAAACTTCTTCTAGTATTCTATCATACGGAAAGAGAATGTCAAGTAGCTCCTTCGCATTTTTATGTAAATTTGATCTTTTAGAAGATGAAGACTCTTTGCTAGAAGGATTCCATTTGTATTCTTTTCCGTCAAGGCCTGTTATTTTCATCTTCTCATGTTCCAGTTTTTCTTAGCCTGCGTCCAGTCCTCGGCGTGACCAGAAGACGCACCACAATCCTCACATTCATACCAATACATACAAGCTGATCGCAAAGCCTCCTGTGTTGGTTCGCCTCCACAGAACGGACAGGGGAGCATCGTGTCTTTCGTATACTTCACGACCTCTATGTCGTGTTCTCCACACTTTATGCACCATATAGGCTTATTATCTACATCGACAACTCTATTGCAGCACTTTATTAAATACTTCAAGTTAAAGCATTTCCTTTATTGATAATTCTAAAAACTCTACTAGATTTGGATTCTCGGATAAAAACGCATAAAGATTGTCTTGGCCCTGAAATTTAAATGCTTTATTTAGAGCCTCTTCATCCTCTACATTTAGTTCAGGCTTTATTTTCTTCGCCTCTTCTTTGCATAGGCTCATAAACGAGCAACTGAACCAAGCACCCGACTTGTCTATAAGCCCAAGATCGCATGACAACATTAGCACCTCTTGGGTCTTGTCTATCCCGTGTCCATACCTAATGTAACTTTGAACCTGCCCTCCCGGTGCTCCCATAGAAGAACAGATAATTTTCCAATTAACAACCTGACCAATTCTGTCGCCTCCAGTGCTAGTCCAAGGCGATACAGCAGAGACCTTCTCTCCTCCTCCGGCTATCTCCATTCTTGTGTCCGCTTGATACTGGATCTTATTACCGCCGTCTGCCAGCTTTGCCTTGCCAAAACCTCCCGTGTTTGCAATGTAGTGCGTTATAGCGATAATTAAGCCGTGTTGGCGAGGCAGTAGTTGTCCTATCTTCTTTGTAAAAATAGACAGTATCTTAGGAAGACCAGCTCTTCCGGGACTAAAGTCTCCATCTAGTTCTTTTTTAGGCATCAAAGATGATATCGAGTCGATGATTAGAACTGCACCGTAAAAGTCTTCTGCCGGAATAGGCTTATCTTCAGGAGCGACGATTGTCATTTTGCTCGGATCTAAATCGGAAACTTCAAAGTTCATGTCCTTGAGACGCCCCTCGGCATCGAGATAGATTATGGGACGACCTTCCTTCTGACAGTTGGAGGCTATCTGCATAGCCGTTGTTGTCTTGCCCGACTTAGGATCGCCTGTTAGTGTAAGCCAGCTACCTTCTCTAATCCCACCGCCTAGTGCGATGTCTATCGCTGGGCTAACAGATATTGTTTTGAAGTTCTTCTTTTGCTCAAGAACATCTGTTCCACTACGGATGATCTCTCCATAGTCTTTTATGATTTTTTTCAGGTATTCAGGAGTCTTTGTTTTTGTTGCCATCTGCTTTCCTCAATCTTGACATTAAGCTATTATTTGATTTCTTTTTTCTTGGCTTGTATTCGCCGTCTGGTATGTCTATAACATTTCTTTCTTTGCTGTTTTTTTCATCAACTATTTTCTTTGATTCCTTTATCCCATCTTCTACAAAATTTAGGGCGAGTACAAACTTCTTAGACTTATGCAGGAAGCCAAGAGAATATATATTTCTACCTCTTGAGCTATTTAGATAGTGTAGTACGGACTGCTCGCCATACTTCTTAATAAGCTTTGATGCCACTCTAACTTGTGTCTGATACTGTTCATTTTTAGAGTTGTTCCAAAATTTATACTCAAGACTGCCGTTGTTTTCTCTCTCGCTTTTTCGTATGCATACCATCTCTGCGATATACTGTGCGGCACTACACGGCTTTGAGGTTGAGATACTTTTGTACTTTGGGGTTTTTGAGTTTTTCTGATCCATTTTTAAAAATCATATTCTCCAAATTAACTTGGGACAATCCTCTTCTTGATGATTTTTGTTCAAATTCATTATTTGGCCAAGTGTATTTAGCAACATCTATATAATCGCATGATTCATGTAGTAATGACACTGTTAAAGTTTGAAAAGATTGAGAGTGTGAGCCGTCCATCATTTGATTCTTTGCGATACCCCTCATTATAGAGATCCCGTCCAGCCCCGTGCTATCTTCAAAGAAGATCTTGTGCTGAGCACCAAACATATAAAGCTCTACCTTGACTGGCACAACATCATTTTTGCGACAATGCTCCTTTAGTCTCTCTATGGGATTCGGGTGGTTGGGTCTCTCGTAGTCCCCATAGACCTTGGTTCCATCTGTTAAGGTTATCTGCCAACTTATCATTAGTTCCTGATGACAGAGCCTTTCCATGTATCCATCAAAATTGGTACAAATCATTTTGTTTCCTCTGTGTGTCTATTATATAGCTCATGATCAATATAGTACTCTCTTACGAGCATATTGAGCAATACACTGAATAATTCATAATCTTCAATACAAGCCAATTTTTTTTCAGCCGTTCTCATGGCGGCCTCGCGAAGAACTATGGTTCCTCTAGAACTATCGCCATATTGTTTTTTAGTGTAGTCTCGGCTTTTCAATCTTTGATCTTGTGAATAAACTGTCTATATCTAGCGGGTGTCTGTGGCTCTCTGCCTTGTTTAGATTCGTCAGACGCCATTGATGCCGACTCAGTCATAACCGTAACTCCCCTCTCTTCGTTTCTGGCGAATAGGTCTCCGGCCTTGTGTTCCGCTGGCTCTTCTGTGGCCTGCTCTTCCTCTTCTTGAACAGCTAGGCTGTCGGCAAACTTTTTAACAATCGGCTTGGATCTGTCCATTTTTTCTGCTAGGGACGATAGGTCGCCATCAAATTTAGATAGATTTTTAGTTATATATTCTTTTTCTTTGTTTGAAAGTGGTCCTTTTTTCATTTTCTACTCCGTAATAGATCTTCTAGCTCTAGTGAAATACATTCTGTTTTTTGTTTTTAGATACTTTATATAGTTATTAAAAGACGACTCAGGTATCTTTTTGTATTTATAAAAAGACCTGTTCGCTCTCGCATCAACCCCGTGAGGATCTAATATCTCTCCCCGTCCATAAAGAACAAATCTCTGAATAGACACTGTTTCGTAATCAAGGTTTGTAGCCACCACCTTAGCTATGGCGTTTTTCTCTTTAGTCTCGTTACCTCTTGTGTCGTAAAACTTTATATCTACCTTTGCTGGCTTTGGTATATCTAGGCCGGAAAGATCTTCTTTGTCACCTCTTGTCATTTATTCTCTCCAAAATTTCTTTTAGTTTTCTAATACAATCGGCTTCGTCTACGCCTCTTACATGAAACTGACCCTTTCTGGTTAGCCCATACTTTTTCAACGCTCCGTTGCCCATTACGTCATGATCTAAGGTTTCATCTACATTCATTGCCCTTACATCTACTTTCAATGTGACTATAGCCAGATGGGGCTTTTGGCTTCTAGGTATCTTCGGATAATGATTACCCAATATCTCGGAACCAGAAGGTAGGTCTATTGGCTCTGGGGTTTCTTTTGGTATCATCAATCCCCCTCCTTAATCCACTTTAGTTTTTGTTCTGGTGTCATAGATGTTATTTTTTGGTGTAACTTTCTTTTCTCGTTCTTTTCGTTGTTTACAGCTTGGTTAACCCCATCCTTGATCGCCCTATCCTGTTTCTCATAAAACCCCATGTTTCTGGCGTTTTTGTCGGCAAGCTGTCCTATACTCTTAGCTTCCCCCCGAACAAACATTGCGGGAGGATTTATGTATACTTTTCTTAGCGTCTGCTCGTCACAAACTGGACACTTCAGCACTGATGGTTCATGGACCGATTGTGATATCTCTGCGTAGTACGCACACTGTTCGCACTCAAAGTCATAGGTAGGCATATTGATTACTCTCCTTAATTCAATTTCTATATTATGGTCAACAGACCCAGATAATGCACTATTTATTTTAGTCTATTTAGAATATCTGAGATGATACTATTTCTAACAATGTCAGAGGAGTCTAACTCACAGATGGCTACACCATCAAGATTGTCTAGCTTAGATATACAGGTATGTAGACCCCCATACTCGTTACCCCTAAGATCAGTTTGATCTAGGTCGCCATTTATAACCGCCTTAGACCCAAGCCCTATTCTAGTCAAAAACATTTTTATTTGTTCAAATGTAGCGTTCTGTGCTTCGTCTAAAATCATAAATGTATCATGAAAATTTCTACCACGCATGTACTCAAGGGGACATATTTCAATTGTATTCGTTGCCCTCATGGAGTTATATGTCTCTCTTCCTAAAAAAAGTTTCATCTCTTCTGTGATCGGAACCAAATACGGTTGGACCTTATCGGTCAGTGTCCCCGGTAAAAAGCCCAGCCCTCTTCCCGATTCAACTACGGGCCTGCTTATCACGATCTTTTGAACTCTATCTTGAAGCAAGTATTGACAAGCTAAGCCTACGGCGACCGCCGTTTTTCCCGTTCCTGCTGGTCCACAGCAAAATGTAACATCCGCTTCTGACATTGATCTGATATAGTCAGACTGATTGTCTGTCTTCGCCCTAAGTTTTTTTCTGGCTGGTCTTATTGGTTGTTTTTTTGTTTTTTTGTTTCTTGGCATCTGTTATTTTCTAATAAATGTCTGGTGCTGTTGGGTTATCTATCTTTGCGTTGTGTGTTCTTGGTGCAAAGTCTCCCATAGCATTTTGATAAACTAGTGTACATTCCATATTTCCTCCACCGGTATCTCCTCCCGAAAGACCAAAATCAACTAAATAATTTTTCTTGCCCATCAAAAGATTATACCAATAGTTTGTTCCGCCGCTAGTGGCCTTGTTTCCTTTTAGATATATTGCTATTTCTTCGCCAACCTTATACTTGTCAATTCCCAATCCTTCGTCGCCATCTGCCTTACTGAAGTTTGTGTCGGTAGCCTGCCAATCAGTACCGTTGTCGGTTAGCTTTGCAAGATCTCCGTAATAAAGATCTGATATAATTCCAGTGTAACTTGTGCTAACACTGATGGGTAAAGCAACCTGTTTCATAAGGTTTGTTTTTGCACGAACCCCTCTAGCGTCTCCAAACTCCCCTAGGTCAAATAGCTCTGCATAGTCTATAGAAATGTCAATAGTAACGTTTTGTAGACCCAGTAGAGGAACGCCGGATCTGTCTTTTTGTTCGTCTAAAGACGCATCTCTGACTCTGTTTGTCCATCTAAAGGCCCTCTCTACTTCTTTTGGGTATTTCCAGTCTTCGGTTATTACGTTTCTCCTACGTAGCGTGCCTGCACTATCTACAGTCGAATGAAATTCCGGATAGGAATCTATGTTTGATCCGCCTTCATTTTTGGTCATTATCGAGGTAGTGAAAGTTAAAACTTCGGTCATCGCACCCTCTACCGATAGGCTGTAACTGACGCTTCTCAGCACGCAACATCTGTAGGTTACATCGTGACAGGTAGACACGGTTTCATTGTTTGGCATCGTAGACCATACGCTATAATTATTTAAACTATCTACCTTTGACGGAGCCGGTCCACCAACGGTTGGAGAGGTATTTAGGCTTGTTCCTGCGTCATTAAACATGTCCTTAACAGAATCGGCTGGATTATCATCAGAAACGCCTAGATAAGCTTGGTTAGCACCCATTACCAAAGTTATATCATAATTTCTCAAAGCGTTTGCAAAACCGTCCGCACCCAAGTTGGCTGGGTGAAGAATATGCATGTCCTGATAACCAGATGTTGCTGCCGGTTGGTAGAAAAAAGTAGCACCGTTTTTGCCGTCTATTACTCTTTCTACTGTTATCTCAAACTCTGGCTTGGTATACGAGCCATATTCTTTTTGAAACCTACCATAATCAGGGTACTCTGATCTACTTACGGAAGTATTTATTCCAACCGACTGAACCCCATGTAACACCGTAAAGGTTGTTGGATTTTCAGTTCCTCCGGTTTTTGTGGTGTTTCTCTCAAAAAAAAGAACACCAAGCATGGCGTAGAATATTCTACCGTTGCCAGCTAATGAGCTTGGATAAGTTGTCATATATTTTTTCCGTCTAGATTATCAATTTATACTATATACGCACTTAATCTTCCTCTTTTACAAAAATTCCATCTACCATTTTTCCCTTGCGGTCTTTGATATCGCTATAAGCGGCTCTTAAGCAGGAAGAAAGGCTTATTTTGTTTCTTTCGCAGATATTGATCATAACAACCAACATGTCTCCAATGTCGTCTTTAATGTCCTTTTCTTTGCATACAGAATCAGATAGCTCGCCTAGCTCTTGTAGTAGCTTTAAAACCTGATCTTTATCTGAACTGCCGTCAATCAGGTTTCTATCGTGGTGCCACTTTTTAGTTTTTCTTATAAGTTCCTCAATACCATGAGTGGGATCTATATAATGATCGCTCCTGACCAACATTTGCATCCTAGCCTTTTGATCAGGATTCATAGGCTCTCTGTCGTCGTAAGTAATTTTGTCCATTAAATTCACCTCTTGAATTTTAAGTTTATGTCGTTTAAATGTATCGTTATAAATGTCTCATCTCCGATTTCTTGGACTGAGACATTCTTAACTACCCCGTCAACAATCGAGGTAATCTTTTTAATCATCTCTTCAGAAACTCCATATCTTTCTAATACGTCGTCTATAATAGAATCTACAATACCCATACTTTTCCCCTTAGTAATCAAGTTCCGGCAAGAGCCTGACTTTTGGCTCCGCTATAAAATTAGAGTGTAACGAGTAGTAAGCAAGCCCAATAGACGCAAAGCATAACGCTATTATACCAATAAATTTCAGAATGTCAATGTCAACACTCGCTTTTATCTTTACTTTATTTTTCTTTACTTTGATTTTAGCTTTTGGTGGAGTCCACTTTGGCTTCAATCCTCTGTTATGTTGGAGCATCTCAGAAATCGCTTTATCTGCTGACTTCTGCGTTTGACTTCTTACTCTTGGATCAGTTTTCAATTTCTACCATTCCAGATAGCTTCTAGTGTAAACTTAAAAGGTTCGCCCTCTATTGTGGCAACCAAATCCCACATCTTCTGTGCGATCTCACGAATCTCTTTCTGTGCGTGTTCGCTGTTTCTTAACTTGATAAAGTTAGCAAAGCTACGCATATTGAACATCACATCTGCCTGAATCTGGCTGTTATAAGTCTTAAAGAATCGTGCTGACTCTTTTGCTCTTTTTCTACCCAAACATTCGGTAAGTTCTTCAATACAAAGGTGGTATAGTCTGTCGCTTTCTTTTGTATGGTGCTCAAGCATATCCTGCCAGTGTTCGGGCCAGTCTTCCGGTATATAGGACTTGTCCTCTTTTAGTTCTTTATACCTAGCAGACTCGGCGTTAAGTGAACTAATCCTATGTTTAAGAAGATGTATATGACTAGCAATATCTGTATCAACAAGGAAGTGTACAACGCCCTTTTCAAAAGGAGTCTCATGCCCTTCGCTCCATAGCATGTCGATAAGTTTACCGACTCGTTTACGCTTCTCATCCGTGAGGTTTCTGCTAGTGCTAGTCCATGCACTGCAAGCAATAGTTTCGTCTGAGCCGTAGTAACCCAGCAATTCAATTTTATTCTTCATCGACTTCCTTTAGCCAGTTTTCAAGTTTTATTTTTGGTTCCCATCCAAACGACTTAATTTTCTCTATGTTTGCTTGTGTGAATCTAGCTTCTCCGAGCCTCTCCGGTATGAATGTATAGTAAGGATCTTCTCCACCAATAATGTTCACCAAGTCTAGAACAGCATAGCTTACTCCAGAACCAACATTAAAAAGCTCTCCACAAACGGCTTTGTCTTCACATAGTGCCATTGTGATATTGGCATTGACAACATCTGATACATGTGTAAAGTCTCTTGTTTGCAATCCATCACCAACAACAGTCATGGGATTGCCTTCTCTGTTTTGCTTTTGGAATAGTCCTATTACTGGTGCATACTGACCTTTTGTTGGCTGTCGCTCGCCATAGACGTTAAAGTATCTAAACGAAACGGTCTCTAGTCCATAGAGGGTGTAGTACATTTTGCACAAATCTTCTCCAGCACGCTTAGCAACCGAATAAGGATTCAGGCAGTCAGGCATCATTGTTTCGACCATTGGGGGTTTGTTTTTTAGCCCATATGCCGCCGATGTTGAAGAATACACAACCCTGCTAACCGCATGAAGACGAGAGGCTTCTAGCACATTAAGGGTTCCGATTGTATTAGTCTGGAGTGCTAGGGCTGGATCTTCTATAGTTGGTTGTATTCTGGATTCTGCCGCCAAATGAAAAACATAATCAACACCCATAAACAGCTTGTGAATATCATCATAGTTGTTTATATCTAGCTCATAATATGAAGCGTTTTTTGAAGCATTGTAGTAAAAGTTTTCATGACAGTCTGCGGAGAGGTTGTCAATGACCGTAACCTCATGCCCCTGATATATAAGCGAATCAACCAAATTAGATCCGATGAACCCACATCCGCCAGTAACAATGCATTTACTCATTATCAATTACCTTTTCTATTAATCCGCTTGAGGATTGGGTTTTTCCTCCTCCAACATTGAAGGCCATTTTTATACCCCTCTTTTCACAAAGCTGATATTCAGGTATGTTATCCGACTTTCTGTCTCCACCATTAGCAAAGATCATCTCGTCAAAGTCCCATTCAAGAGAGTATCTGGTGTGCAGTATATTCAGCGTTGTAACTACTGATCCATCTTCGTCAACCGATTCAACAGCACTGTTAACACACTGAAGTGCTTCAACTATCCTCATTCTTTCTTGACAATCCATAAAGGGCTTGCTCCCTTTTATCTCTACTTGGTTGTCATTATTGACTATTACTATTAAATAGTCGCCTAGCTTTTTAGCACCTTCTAGGTAATCTAAATGACCTCCATGTATAGGATTGAAGTAACCAGAAACCACAACTACTCTCATAAACTCATGTCTCCAAAATCCATGTCTTCTAAATCGTTTTTGCTAGCACCAATTTTGTAGCTTGTTATTTCATGTTCTTGTGGTGCAACCTGAACACTTTCGCTTTGCATCCAAGCCTGAGTCCATCCGGCTATGGGGTTTTTGCCAACGTTGTCGTATGGTAAGCCAATACTTTTTCTTCTAGACATGCACAGCCAGTCGATGTATTGGTGAAGGACTGTCTCGT